ATAGTGCCACGCGTTTTTTTTTTTTGGGTATATATATAACTATAAGTATATACAATTACCATCTAAACCATTTTACCCCCCCCCTTCTTTAATTAGGTACCATAATGGGGTACCATATTACAAATGAAAAAAAACATTTTCAAATGCCCAATAAAAAAAATAAACTAGAGCACGTACCTGACGATACTTTAAAAGAGATCGTTATGATTCAAAGTCGCCTAAAGCAAATGGAGGTTAGCAACAAAGCTAACACTGACTTCATTGAATACGTTAAGCATGTATGGGATGGCTTCATCGAGGGCGAACATCACAAGCTCTTCGCTAAGAAGCTAGAGAACGTGGCTATGGGTAAGACTAAACGCCTTATCGTTAACATGCCACCGCGTCATACCAAATCAGAGTTCGCATCTGTGTTCTTTCCTAGCTGGATGATGGGCTTGCATCCTGACATGAAAATAATGCAAACTACCCATACGGCAGAATTATCTGCTCGTTTTGGACGTAAGGTTAGAAACCTTATGGATACTGATGAGTACAAACAAATCTTTGAGAAGGTTCGACTATCAGCCGATAGTAAATCAGCAGGACGATGGGAAACCAACCATGGCGGAGAATATTTCGCGGCGGGTGTTGGCGGAGCCATCACGGGTAGGGGTGCTGACCTCCTTATCATTGACGATCCTCATTCAGAACAGGATGCCCTCTCACCTTCTGCACTAGAGTCTGCTTACGAATGGTATACCTCTGGGCCGCGACAGCGTCTACAGCCTGGCGGAATCATAGTAATCGTTATGACGCGTTGGAGTACGCTAGATCTAACTGAGAAGCTTCTTAAGAGAATGGGCGAAGAGCACGCAGATCAGTGGGATATACTAGAATTACCTGCGATATTAGACGATAACACCCCTTTATGGCCCGAGTTCTGGAAGATAGAAGAGCTTGAGTCTGTTAAGGCATCTATCCCTATATCGAAGTGGAATGCTCAGTATATGCAGAACCCTACCTCAGAAGAGGGTGCTTTACTCAAGAGAGACTGGTGGCAGAAGTGGGAACACGATGAGCCGCCTAACACCACCTATATATTGCAGTCATACGATACAGCCTTTAGTTCTAAACAGACAGCTGACTACTCCGCCATAACCACATGGGGGGTGTTCCGTCCTAGCGATGGATCTCCTGAGTCGATCATTCTTCTCGATGCTAAGAAGGGGCGATGGGACTTCCCAGAATTGAAGAGTACAGCCTATGATGAATATATGTCTTGGCAACCTGACATTGTGTTGGTAGAATCCCAAGCAAGTGGTACACCTTTGACGCATGAGTTAAGGATGATGGGTATACCTGTAGTGAACTACCGACCCACAAGAGGGAAGGACAAAGTTACTCGTGTACATTCGGCTTCACCAGTATTTGAGGCGGGCATGGTTTGGGCTCCAGATACAATCTTCGCAGAAGAAGTGATAGAGGAATGTGCGGCCTTCCCATTTGGGGAGCATGACGATTTTGTAGATTCAACAACACAGGCTATACTAAGATTTCGTCAAGGTAACTTTATAAGATTGGACTCGGATGAAGAAGATGAAGAGCCCATACCTAGACAAAGAATTTATTATTAGGAGTAATAACATGGGTAAAGCAAAAGTAGTAGCAGAGGGAATGAAAAAAATAGGCAACAAGCTTGTCAAAAAAAGAATGACAGCTGCACAAAGAAAAGAAATGTCTAAAGATTTTATTAAGAGCGGACAACCAAAAGGATTAACAGACAAGCAGTTTAATGCAAAGATTAAGAAAGACATGAGCAAGCAAAAAAGAATTGACTCAGTAAAAGAAAAAAATATGGCTGCTTCTCAAGCTAAAAAAACAATTTTAAGTCCAAAAACACAAGCAAGAAATAAGACACCAATCAAACCTAATAAGAAAGATGACTATTTTAATAGTGCAGAATACAAGAAGTTCGAGGCAAAAATGTTAAAAAAGATTGATAAAGGTTTAAAAGATACCAAGCCTAAGAAGAAAGCTGATGGCGGTATGATGAAATACAAAGACGGCGGATCAGTTAGCCCTAAGAGATCTTCAAAAAAAGGTGTTGGTGCGGCTGTAAGAGGTTTTGGAAAAGCTTTAAGATAATGGGCATAAAGAAAACAGGGGTTACACACATTAGCAAGTTTGTAAAAAAAGTTGTAAAAAAAGCTAAAGCCCCTAAGATTGATAAACTAAAGACCAAAATACAAAATCAAGAAAGAAGACTTCAACAAGATTCTTCAAGCATAAGCAACAAAGCTTATAACAAAGATTCTAAAGAAATTGAAGAGATGAAGAGAGAGCTAGGAAAACTAATACAGGATTAACATGGCAGACATAGATAAGGCTATTACGTTTGAAGATCAACTTGAGCTAGGAGTTCGTGATCGTTCAAAGGAAATGGAAGTAGAAGTAGAAGTAGATATTCAAGAAGATAATCCTGACTTCGAAGGCTTCGAGGAAATGGAAGATGGAAACATCATGTTCGGTGAGGCAACTCCGCCGATGGAAGATACAGACTTCTATGCTAACTTAGCTGAGGAAGTAGAGTCTTCTGAGCTAAACAGCCTTATGGATGATCTTATGGGCAGTATTGATTCGGATAAAGAATCAAGATCTGACTGGGAGAAGACATACAAAGAGGGTCTTCAATACCTAGGTATGAAGTACGAGGAAAGATCCCAGCCGTTTGAAGGTGCCTCTGGAGTTATGCACCCGCTTTTAGCCGAATCCGTTACTCAGTTCCAAGCCCAAGCTTACAACGAAATACTACCATCACAAGGGCCTGTTAAGACCCAAGTAATAGGTATGTCTAATGCCGAAACAGAACAACAGGCAGCACGTGTACAAGAGTTCATGAACTACCAGCTTATGCAGGTTATGAAAGAGTACGATTCTGAGACAGATCAGATGTTATTCTATCTACCGCTATCGGGTTCTGCTTTTAGAAAAGTTTACTACGATCAGAATCTAGGAAGAGCTGTATCAAAGTTCATACCTAGTGAAGATTTAATCGTTCCTTACTCTGCTACTGACTTACACAGTGCTACAAGAATTACTCATGTCATTGATATGTCAATGAATGACGTTAAGAAGCTACAGCAAATAGGCTTCTATCGTGACGTAGATGTATCCTCTGGCAACATGCTAGATGATATTGATGAAGTACAGGAAGAAATAGATGAAATACAAGGCGTTAGCCCTAGTTATGACGATGATGATACTTGTAAAGTATATGAGGTTCATACTGAGTTAGATGTCCCAGGTTATGAAGATTTAGACTCAGAAGGCGAAGAAACAGGTATAAAACTACCTTATATCATTACTATAGCTAATGATAAAGTCCTATCTATACGTAGAAACTACAAAGAAACAGATCAATTAAAGCAACGTATTAACTACTTTGTTCACTATAAGTTCTTACCAGGCTTAGGATTCTATGGCTTTGGTTTAACTCACATGATAGGCGGCCTATCTAAAGCATCAACATCTATCTTAAGACAGTTAATTGACGCAGGTACTTTATCTAATCTACCTGCTGGATTTAAAGCCCGTGGTATTCGTATTCGTAATGATGATCAACCACTACAACCTGGTGAGTTCAGAGACATGGATGCCCCTGGCGGAAGTTTGCGAGATGCCTTTGTACCGTTACCTTTTAAGGAGCCAAGCCAAACCCTACTCTCTCTCCTGGGTATCTTGGTTGACAGTGGAAGGCGTTTCGCTTCGATAGCTGATACGCAAGTTGGTGAAGGAAATCAGAATGCTCCTGTAGGAACAACGATTGCACTACTAGAACGTGGTACTCGTGTTATGAGTGCTATTCATAAAAGACTTCACTCAAGTCAAAGAATAGAATTTGAGATACTAGCAAAAGTATTTAGTGAATACTTACCACCAGACTATCCTTACTTCACAGCTAACGGAAACCAAACTATCAAGGCTCAAGACTTTGATGAAAGAGTAGACGTATTACCTGTATCAGATCCTAATACTTTCTCTATGAGTCAGAGAGTTATGTTGGCTCAAGAGATATTAAGAACTGTACAAAGTAATCCTGAAATACATGGCCCCGCTGGACTGCATGAAGCATACAGAAGAATGTACGGTGCAATGGGTGTTCAAGATGTTGAGAAACTTCTACCGCCTACGCCACAGCCTATGCCTATGGATCCCGCTAATGAGAACGCATCTTTGATATCAGGTATGCCAGCTCAAGCATTTGCTGGGCAAGATCACGATTCGCACATTAACTCTCACATGTCCCTATACGGAACTATGACTGCTCAAGCTAATCCTATGGTGTTATCTTTAATTCAATCACATATTTATCAGCATGTATCTTTTAGAGCCGCTGAGATAGTGGACGAACAGAATGCACAAGATCAACAGTTCCAACAAATGATGCAACAAATACAACAGCTACCTCCAGAAGTATCTGGTCAATATCAGCAAGAGATACAAGACAAAGTTGCTAAAGATATAGCAGCTGTTATTGCTCAGTTGACTGAACAGATAAACGCTATGTTTATGCCACCTCAACCGCAACCTGATCCTTTAGTAGAACTAAGAGGTAAAGAGTTAGATATTAAAGCTGATGATGTACAACGTAAGCGTGAAGAGTTTTCACAAAGACAAGAGTTTGATGCTATGAAGTCTATGGATAATACAAGGCTGGCAGAACAGCGTTTGGAAATTCAAAAAGAAATAGCTACAATGAAAGACAACATAGCTAGAGATCGAATGGATCAATCAGCACAATTTAAAGCAATGGATATAATGAGAGGTTAATTATGAGTTCAGTTAGAAATAAAATGAAAGCTATTCACAAAGAAGAGCTTAAAAAAGAAGAGGAAATAAACAATGGCAATGGGACGATCATCAATGAGTATGCAGATAGAAAAATCGACATCGAAGCTATCGCCAAGCAGGCAGATAAAGATGCCGACAAACTCCTCAAAAAAACAGCAGTCGAAGTCAAGGCTAAAAAAGAAGAACCAAAAGTTAAAGTTAAGTCTGAGCCTAAGGCTAAGGCCAAGCCTGTAGCTAACAAAAAAGTTAAACCAGTAGCGGTAAAGAAAAAGAAATAGTATGCCGTTAAAAAAAGGTAGCAGTAGAAAGACTATATCTGCTAATATAGGAGAATTGGTTAACAGTGGCAGAAAAAAGAAGACTGCTATTGCCATTGCTTTAGATAAGGCAAAGGCATATAGAGCATCTAAAAAAAGGTAAATTAATATGAAAAATGTAAAAGCAAGCGTAACTATTAAAGATCAAGGTACTGTTAATTACTCTGATCTTAAAAAGATTCCTAACGGATCTGCTCCTCAACCTAAGGGTTACGGTGGCGGTGAATCAAGAGGCGGCGGTGCTGCTCTTAGAGGTAAGAAGTTTAAAGGAATTTGCTGATGGGAATATTTGACGCAATAAGAAAAGGCGTAGCAGAAAGAAAAGGCATACCTGGTAGAGATTCGGATGCTACTATACCTAGATCTATGCAACCACAACAAGCACCTAGACCTACCTTAATTCAAGGCGGCCCTGCTTATTTTACTCCCGAAGGTTACAGACCTCCAATGCAACCGCAACAAGCTTTCATGCCTACAGATACTATGGGCGATCCTATTGGTGATATGTTTAGAAGACAGTTGCCTAAACAAAGAATTCAATTACCAAGATTGCCACCTCAAAAAGATCCTAGGGATGACCAAATATTTGTTCCGCCTCCAATGGATAGGGATGATCCTAGATTTTTCCCGCCTGAGCCTATTGATGAGCCAATGCCTGTTGGTGGCCCTGTTGAGCCTATAGATATGCCTATGCCTATGCCTGATCCGTCAATAACAGGAGGCCCTGCCATTCCACCTATGCCTCCAATGCCGCCTAGATTTGACGATGGTTCTTTTCCTATAATGCCACCTATGGATATAGCACAACCACCAATGGCACCACCAGTAGAAGATATCCCTTATGAGATGTCAGACGAGATGCGTAATCAGTTAAATGCTTTAGACATGGACAGTATATTTAACGGCGGTTTAGATTTTGATAATATAAATAATATACCAGCTCCAATACAAGAGCCTATACAGATGCCACAGCCTCCTTCAAGACCAGAGCTTCCAGCAGACTTTAATCCAGCTGCAGGAATCCCAGGTTCAGGTGTACCTCCAGTACAAAACCCAGGAGACTTTAGGGGCGGACTACCTAGCGTTACAGACTTTGATGATAGATTCTCTGCATCACAACTTGATGATATGAGAGATAAGTTTAGACCAGAACTAGAACCAGTTGTCCCGCCTGCTGAAAAGAGTCCTTTCATTCAAGATCTTAACAACCAAGTAGTTGGCGGATCTAACGATCCTTTGTCACCAAATTATAAAGACCCAAGACAAATACCATCTTTAGGCCCTATACAATCACCTCCTCCTGAGCCACCAATGGACATAGCACCTCCAATGGATAGACCTATGCCTATGCCAGAACCTCCTATGGATATAGGAAGACCTCCTGTATTTAGAGAAGAGCCTATAGAAGACCAAAGAGGAGGAATGAGACCTCCTATGCCTCCTCCACTAGGATTTGGTCAAGATGGTGGTTCTGAAAGTGAGCCTAGAGATATAGCTCCACCAATGGCACCACCTAGAAACATAGCTCCGCCTAGAGACATATCTCCACCTAGAGAAGAACTTATAGTTCCGCCTATAGCTACTCCTGTAGAGATTCCTAGAGATATAGCTCCACCAGTTGCACCTCCTAGAAGAATAGCACCTCCTTCATTTGAGCGTGAGCCTAGAGAAGTACCTAGAGAAGTACCTAGAGAAATACCTAGACAAGAACCTAGAGAAATACCTAGACAGATGCCTAGAGAGGAACCTATACAAGCACCTGTTCCACCTGCTCAAATAGAGCAAATAAAACAAGTTCTACCTCAGTTACCTCCAGAGCAGTTAATAGAGATACTTCCTCAGCTACCTCCTGAAGTAATACAGGAACTACCCGAAGAGTTGATAAGACAAATTATGCCTATGATGCCAGAGCCTTTGCAACCTAGAATGCCAATGCCTGCACCAATAGCTATGCCTGTACCTAGCCCTATGCCTAGACAAGAACCTATGCCAATGCCTAGCCCAATGCCTATGCC